TAGATTTTTTTAAAGGTGGACTTTTTACAGTTCACATTATACAGATAATAAACGGCAGAACTTCGTTATGGGGTGAGGTTATAGACGGAAATGGGAAATGTTGATACAGAAGATGATAATACAAGCTGTTGTTAAGCTCGTAAAAAAACAATTCAAATTAGACAAAGTCCTACAATACGTTGAAGAACCTAACGAATTAGACGAAGAAGTTAGACAACTTAAAAACAGAGTTGAGATGTTAGAAGTTATTATAAAAAAGGAGAAATAATATGTTAGATTTTATTACAAATAATGCAGGATTATTAGCAGGTGGTACAGGTGGTGGAATAGTGCTTTATATGCTTAAAAAGGTACCAAATAAAGAGATTTGTGCTTGGGTTGAGTCAATATGTTACACAATGGGTAAAGTTATGACTTTAGGCTTATCTAAGTGGAAATTCACTAAGAATATATGGAACAAAACAGTAGAGCCTTGGTTTATAGATCTTATTGATAATTTTATAGGTTCAGCTGTAAGAGGATTCATTAAAGGACTAAGAGCAGACTAATGCCCTACGCTAAGACAAAAGATGGTAGTTTAGTTAATGAAGTCACTTTAGGTGACGGCTATCCTTTGTCTAATGATTTACAACCTTTAAAAGTGGGTGGTGAGGCATCTCCAATAGAGATGTCCACCTCCTTACCTGATGGTTCTGATAATGCTAAAGTTAAAGTTAGAGGCGATTTAGAAGTTACAGGTGGACTTAATTTTAAAAATGATGTAGAAGTAGATTTATCATTTGATGATTTATCTTTATCAGGAGATTTAGATGTTACAGGAAGTGTAGGTATAGGTACTACAAGTCCTGATGTTGATTTAGATATTAGAGGAACTAATCCATCTATTATTTTGGCAGATAATTCGCCAAGTGATAACAAGTTTATTGCTTTTAATATTGATGTACCTTCAGATGATGTGCATACAATATCAGTAGACCAAGCAGATTCTTTAGCATTTGGAGAAAAATTAGAAGCAAATGATACATCTTTAGAAAACGAATGGGTCAGAATTACAAATACAGGTAATGTAGGTATAGGTACTACAAGTCCTGATAGTCCATTACATATACAATACGATAACAGTTCAGGCGAAGGTGCTGTACATAGCAATTTTAATAATGTTGGTTTACAAATAGAAAATACAAATGCAAGTGGAGTTGCTGCAATTCAATTAAGGTCATCTGATTCAGATGGGTATATATTATACGATGATGATGGACCTAATGAGGGTAATTTTCATTTTAAAACTGATGGGCAAGATGGTGCAAGTGTACTTACTTTGCAAGATGGTGGTAATGTAGGTATAGGTACTGAAAGTCCCACTACTACACTTGATGTAGAAGGTACTGTATCATATAAACATACTGCATTTAGTACGGCAGGACCTACAGATAATGTAGACGTATCAGATACTACAGTATTAGAATGTGATACTTCAGGTGGTCACCTTACAATAGGCGGTTTTTCAGGTGGTGTACAAGGGCAAATATTATACGTTGTAAAAACAACAACAGATGTTAATAGAGTAATCTTAGAAAATAATGAAGGTGGTGGTTCACAAGATATATTTTTAAGTAGTGGTGCAGACTTGTCTATTAGTCTACCGAGTGGAATTGCATTATATTGTAACGGTTCTGATTGGTTTGCATTAGATAAATAGGAGATTAAATGGGAAGTTTAGCAGGTAAAAGTCCAGCAAATACATATAAAAGTTTATTAAAAGTAGCAGATGAAACAAATGGAGTTTCAGGTACTGCCTCCCAAATAGAAGATGGAGAAGGTACATCTACTTGTATATCTGTTGGCGATGATAATTTTAAAGTAAAACCACAAAGCGATAATACAACTACTACATTTGAAGTAGAAAATGCAAGTGGAACCAACCTATTAACAGTAGATTCATCTAATAGTGTAGTCAAAGTAGGAACGTCACAAGTAAGTGCTACTACACAGCTATTAGAGTTTAGTGCTATGAATTATAGACCATCATCATCAGGTGCACATATGGTTATAGGTAGAGGCTCACAAGAATATGTAAGTGCTTCACAAGAGCAAAATTTAGGAACAGGCACAGACCCTGCTACATCAAAGGATTGGGGTACAAGTACACAATATCAAACAACTTTTTTATTTCCTGTTCCCTATAACATAACTATAGATGCTTGTAAAGCACTATTATCAGGCGATTCAGATACTGATATTGTATTAAATGTACACTTAATGAGTTATGATATGGTTAATGATGGAACAACAAATGATGGTAATTTAAGTAATGGAACTGTATTAGCAGATGGACAAGCAACAGCAGTAGATAGAAGTGTCTGCAAAACAGTAGACTGCACAATACAAAGTTCAAGTGTAACAAGTGGTAAGGTAATTCTTTGTACAGTAGAAAATGAAACAAACACAAACGATATTCACGCACAGGTACAAGTCAAGTATCATATAGCATAGGAGAAGAAATGGCAAAATTAGACGCAAATTTAACAATAACGGCAGGGCAAGGCAAAGAGTATCTATGCTCTATGAGTGATAACTATACAGAGGTTTATCAAAACATTAATAAAGTAGATAATACTGATGCTTTTGTAACTTTAGCAACCTTATCTAAAACAAATGTAAGTTTATTAAAAGGTTCAAAACTTATTGTTATTAAAAACAATAGTGTTCCTGTGGAAATTCAATTACAAATTAATGAATTTGCAAACAATAGTAATGTAGATGAATTTACAGAAGCGTTAGAATTAACTTATATATTAGGTGCTAATGAATATATTGTATTACCTAACCAATTTTTAATAGGCTATACTGGAGATACTTCAGGTGCTATGGCTAAAACTATAGACAACGCTACAGGTTACTCAGTTAATAGTGGTAAGCTATATGTTGATAGTGTAGCTAACTTAGCTGAAGATGTAGATGGTTCTGAAACTGCAATAGATGTAAACGATGGAGATTATTTTAGAGTTGGCGACTTAATACAGCTTGGAACAACTACAGGTACTACTGCAACTAATATTGAAATTATGAGAGTTACTGGTATTTCTACCAATACATTAACAGTAGAAAGAGGATTGTTTGGATCTATTACAGGAAATTCAGCATCACAAACAACTGGACACGCAAATGGTGCTGCTGTACACTTCCCTTGGTTTAACACACAAGAAAAATACGATAAGTATCACGATGATG